CGGGAACGGTCATTGCTGGGGCGATGTTTGATACATTGCCAGCAGGTTCAACGTCAACACGAATAGCTTGACCTACAGATACAGTGTTAGCTGATGCGTTCATTGTAGCGGATGGGATCATTCCAGTTAATTCTCTGGATACGATGTCCAACGCTTCGTAAATTTCTGGTACTAGACCAGTGATTGTGTTCTCTGCCATGATAAATTACCTAATTAATATACAGTGCCGCCAGATTTGATGTACTTCATTTGGTCGGCTGGGGTTGATGCCATAAATTCGGCACGTGATTTTGTTTTTGCGGCACTGCCACTATTGTTATTGCCTCCAGTAGCACCGCCACCAGATGATTGATTGCCTTTTAAGAGAGAGGCAAACCGCGAATCGTTCTGAAATTCTTTCTTTAAGTCATCCAGCGACGATATGGTTAGGTTGCCGTCCCCATCAGTTACTTTTAAATCACCCTCTTGGAACTTCAGGCGGGTATTAACAAAAGTGCTTAATAGGTCAATGTTGGAACCTTCGGCAAGATCAGCCGCTATCTTCATAGCCGCAGTACCTTTCTGTTCAGATTCGATTCTGCCTTGTAGGTCGTTTAACGTTTGTTGTGTTGTCTGAAGTCTCTCGGACGATGATTTATACAATGACTCAAAATCACCACTTTCCTTCGCCATACGGTCTTTCTCTGTAATGGCTTCGGCCTCTACCTTGCGCCTTGCTTCCTTAGCGGTTTTGGTTTCGGATAGTAATTCGTCGTTTTTGCTCTTTATTGCGTTGAATTGGTTGGTTAGCTCATCATTAGATGTCTTTAACGCAGTTAATTCAGACTGCAATGCGGATACATCGACTTCGCTTTCTTCACTCATGGGTATTACCTTTTTTGGTCACAAACCAAGCGGCCACAGACCGCCATATATCAAGGGCAAGCCCTCAAATTTGTAAGGCGTTAGCCTTAAATTTCTTCTGGAATATCTCGATCTAGCGGAACGGGCGGCTCAACGGGTTCGACAACCTCGGCATCGGCCTCGATCTGCTCGTCAGTGCGATCACTGTCTAATAGATTGGATCGTCTTAATAAGTAGCGAACATCTACTTTGCTTATGACACCTCGATCTTGCAGCACCATTGCCTGTGCCAACATTTGCGGGTCAATAGTCGCATCATAGAATTCTTTATTGATTTCGAGGGTAATGTCACCCTCACCACCCATAAACTCACCAAGCCACAGAATAGTTTTTTTAAACCCTTCTTCAACATTGACAATAAGAGAGCCTAGCTTAGAGTTTTGACCAGCAAAGCGAATCTTGGCGGCCTCCGCTGTCTCTGCTCCTGTAGAGTCCTGGATAATACGAGTGCCAATCTTGACCATTTGTTCTTCTTTTAACTCCATGCCACGTTCAGGCATTTGGTTAGGCGCTGCTTGCAATAGGCTTGCATTAGCATCAAGGGGTAGTAGTAGCCCAGAACGAGAGCCAAGCTGTATACCGCCTGAGAAATTATCATCGGCCCATGATTGAGTCAGGCCAGCAATAACGGGGGTGGGCTGGCCTACAATAAAGCTTGATTCTTCATAGTCAGCCGAATTGCGATAATGAGCGACATTGACCTCAGCTATGTCATATAGAGGGGCCTTGTCAGATGTTTCGTCGTTATTGATTGATCCGATAAACTCAAACGGGATAACGTCCCAAGTCGAGCCATTAGATTTACGCGGAACAATATCATCAGATACTAATTTATTAGCGTCATCATATAGGCGCTGCGTGTACACCCCATCAACTAACAATAGAACGCGGTGATACATGCAATGCTCAACGTCAAACGGATCGCTTTCAAGTGGCTCTATGCGCGGCTCCTGCAATACAACCATTGATAATTGCTTAACACCGTTTAAGACTTCACAACGCCAATTAATAATTGATTCGGCAGGATAGGCTAATATAGAGGCCTGTAGTCCAGCGCGCGAAACCTCGGCCTGTGTCAGACCCTCATCGGTCTGCGGATAATCTACTAAGAGGCCATAGCGTCCAGTTAATAACGTATCACTAGCGGCATCCTTTATCATTTGATCCAGGTGCAGCCCGTTACCGTTTGCGTTTTCTATCAGGTAATCAATATTTGAAGGTAGTTCTATTTCTGTCGGCTTACGGAACACCATGCCTAGCATGCCCTCTTTGGTATGGCTGACAAAGTTGACAAAGTTAGCGCGGCTACGATAAGCATCGTACCTGATTTGGTTGTCGTCGCTTCCGTCCCTTGCATTAGGTGCGGGTAAATAAGCGGTTCCTGCCTGTGATCCTATGCCACCAGCATATACGGTTCGACGGCTGCGTCTGTCTTTTATAGCAGTCGCGCCCTCATCACAGTCTCGTACCAATTCCCAGACAGGGATGTTCTTTGCATAGTCTGCGTTTTGCGTATCTACTGGCATAAATTAACTCACAAATTTAATGGAAACGCTGGCGGCTGGTTTAAGCACTGGCATTTCGTAGGCTATTGGATATGTTCCCGCATCGGGTAAATGATCCAGATTGGATTTTTTATCAGGCGCGCCATTAGCGTCATAGGCTAACTGTTCTAGGCATCGGCTGTATTCGGGGCATAACAATTCGTTTATTTTGACCAGGCCCTTATCAAAAGCCACATTAGCGGCTATTACCCGATCTTTGACTAATGGGTTTGATTTGTGCGCGTACACTGCAAAGCCCGCTGTCATCAATAGACTAATATCTGATATAGAGGCATCGACGCTTTTACGGCTGCCACCACTCGCATCTGGATATATGCGGATGTTGTGTTCTGGGTATCTCTGTTTAATGGTGGCGATTATTTCGGGCGTGTCATATATGCCCGTTAGTTCATCAACCGCATGCCATGTAGACCCGCGTGTAACGTAGACCACTGCACTCATATTGGTTACGTTGAAATCAAGCCCAATCCTTAATTGTTCTTTGGGTTGTATAGTCTCTCGACTGGCACAACGTTTGCGCTCGTATGATCTAAACACCGTACCCGAAAACAGGTTAACGAATTGCCCGTTTAAATAGGCTGCTCTTAGTTCGGGGTTGTAAGTGTCGGCCAGGCTTTCAATGTATCCGTCTGGTAGGTTGGCCTCATTGTCATAGGTACTGGCCTGGATGATTCCATAGTTATCTGTTTTATCCATAATGAACCGCTGATAGATAAACTTGTATCCTTCGGGGGTAGTCGTAACAGATACCCTATTAGGTGCATTCTCCCAACGTAATCGCCCGATAATCTTATTCCACGCTAGAGAGGCCTTGTTAGTGTCCATGACGTCGATCTCATCGACTAAGGCATTGCCTACCTTGAAGCCTACAATCGTCTGAGGTAGCTGCATAGAGCGGCATATGACCGTTCCGCGATAGGTTCGACCACTATAATAATGTACTTCCTTATTCCCCTCTCGTATCTCAACCCTGAGACCACAGGCAGCTGCGACCTGCTCTGCTGTCACATAGTAGATGTCGCGTATCTGAGGGTAGCTAGGGGCGAAGTAAGCTTGGTTGATGCCTGGGTACTTCCAGAAGTCCAAACACTGCGCTACGCACCCTATGAACGTCTTACCAGCACCATATCCAGCTACATAGGCGCGGTATTTATTGTCTAGCTGCAAGAATTGCCCTTGCGGTCTATTTACCGTTATATCCATTAATCAGTTTTACGCGCATCGACTATCTCTACCTGTATGCTTTGCGGTGTTGCAGTCGCTTGATCGTCTGAACTATCTTGCTCCTTCCAACCAAAGCGTTGTCCCATGTAAAGGCGCAGCAACTGGGGTTGGCTTTCTCGATTAAACATAGCTTCCTGGAACTTATACTCCCAGAACGATTGACCGTAATCTCTCGCGCGCGTAAGCAGTGTTCCGAAAGTGTCTGGATTATTCTTAGCCCATTCATAAATAGTTGTTCTCCCTATTTCAAGCTTTCGACAAACCTGGACAACTGAGAGTCCTTGATCCATGTAATTTAGTACTAATTGATCATGTACAGCTGGATCGTATTTAGTTGGCCTACCCATCTTTAACATAATAACAATCCTTTAAACGTGCGTTAAATACGCTAATTAATGACAAAATACTATCTTTTAGATGTATATTTAGTTGTAATATATACTTACATTATGTATAATAAACATATATTCAGAAAGGGGAACAAAATGACTAGACGACAATTAATTAAGCAGCGCAAGCAAGACACTAAAAATGTAATTCTGTTTTGTTTCGTGTCTCTACCTGTAATTGGTTTTGCTATGGCTTACGGTCACATGTTAGCAAATGGCGGTGTTATCTAATGTTAGATTTAACTTTATTAGGGCCATTCTTTATTAGTGGAACCCCTTACATAATAGCAGCGCATCTGTTTTGTGCGTGGCTAATCATTCGTACACCAAAGGCGGCTAAGTAATGGATAACCTACCAGATAACCCAATGAATGATCCCGATTACATAACGGAATTAAACAAACGTATCCTTTGGCCTAATCCTAATGATGAGCCTAGCGATGATGCCGATTTTTTAAGGCGTGTAGCAATAGAACAACAAGCCCGCTTTGAGTCGGATAATCTTTTACCTGTACTCCCTTTCGAGTTAGCAGAAAAGCGCGCAACAATTATGGAGAATGCCAGGCTCTTATATCTTGCGGAAAAGGCAATAAAACTTCAATTCAAAGGCAAATCAAATCTAAAGGGCTTTTCATAATGGAACTTTTTTTAGTGGCATTAAGTGTTAGTTGTTTAATCTGTGGCCTGATTGGTTTCATTGCCGATCATGTCGCAACATTCATTGATAATAAAAGGGGTAACAAATGAGCAAATCAACTGAATTAGACAAAACCGCAAAACTTTATTTGATCGACGCTATGCGTTGCCATTTAGACGATTGCGATGAATTAAACGCTTACGGCTTACCACCTAAAGAAATCATCGAGATTATTAAAGATGATTTTTATAGTTCTCACACATGGGCCATTGATCGTTATGGCTTGCAGCGCGCTTTGACTGAATGGTTGCAAGG